GGACCGCGTTTGCCGCCCCGGTAGGCACGGCGTCTTCACCGGGCGTGGTCTCGCGCTTGACGAGAATGACGGTATTTCGAATTTTGCGGGTCATCGCTTACTCCTGCGTTTTGTCTTCGGGTTTAACTTCAGGCTGGTTTTCGACCCACTCGCGAGTCGCCTCATTCCACTTCCAGCTACCACCGCTTGGTGGATTGGGGATCGGCAGCGGCTCGGCCGGGGCCGCGCCTTTGATAGTTTTTGTCATTGCGGTTCCAAGGTGAGATTTGATGTGCGATGCCGCACGGGGTAGGTCATCCGGATCCAGCCGGTTTTTACTTGTTCGGACGTGTACTCGGCCTCGATGAGCGGATAACCGATATCCATCACCAGGCCACCCAGTGTCGTGTCGAGCGCAATCCGCTTGAACACTTCACTTAGCAGCGGATCCACCGCCAGGTCTGCGCTGCCTGCAGTTCGGGCATAGCACTCGATCGTGAACCGGGACTCCCAGTCCACTGGCGAATCGCTGAAGCCACTGTTGACGGGCATGGAGCCGTCAAACTGGATATTGACGGCGGTCTCGAACTGCTCAGCCAACTGGCGATCGCGCGCCCGGAAGATTTGTGGCGATACAGGCGGCTCCGCCGCCAATAGGTCCTTGAGGGCCGTGGTGATACTTGCGAACGCGGTGAAACTCATGGCGCCAATTCCAATAAAAGGACCGTGACGGCCCGGTCTGAGCCGTCAGCGTCGATTCCCGCGACAATGTAGTTCGTCGCGTTGACCAACAAAGGCAACCCGGCAGGATTTGCGGGCACCCTCGCGGTCGGCAGCGTAAGCGCCGGTCTGGTCGCAGAGAAGCCCATACCGCCGCCTTCGACCAGGTACTGCTTGTCGAAGATCCCCGCCACCTCGACCCCATCGAGCATCGCATCGTCAGCGAACTCGGCGGTGTTGAAGAAGGCGGACAGATCTTCGTTGAACATATTTACGCGTCCTTTTTAGGATCGGGTACCGGGTCCGCGGCCTTGGCCTTGACGATAGCTTCGGCCGCGCCCGCGTCGATCATCTGATCAGCCTGCGACTCGCTGATATCAATAACCGAGCCCGGCTTGATCTTCTTGCCGTCGAGCTCGACAGGTCCGAGAGTTTTTACTTTCATGGGATCTCCTTGTGGGGTGTGATCAATTCAGGCGACGCCGCTTACGCGACCGCGTTCTGGATCAGGTAGCCCGAGTCTGCGCCGGCGATGACCGGCATGACTTCGTCGGTAACCGGGAACACCCAGCTCTTGGTGTTGCGGTCGTAGTACGGCTGCTCGACAACTGGATAGCCGCCCAGCTGGTAGGTGTAGCCGTACGATGGCTTACCCTTGTCTTTCTGCGTACCCACTTCGGTGTAGGCCAAGACCACGTCCTTACCCCATACGTCGGCGAATTCACCGTCGTCGTTGGCATACACAGCATCACCGACCAGCACACGATCCAGGTCGAAGAAGGAGGCGAGCAGCTCGGCAGTGGCGACATCGCGGCCGGTGTACTTCATGCGATCCAGAATTTTCGGGTGCTGCTTGAGGGCGGAGAAAACTGCGGCGCCGATAATCGCCGTGTTCGCGCGCTTACCAACCTTCTTGCGGACCGCCTCCTTACCCGCCTCGATCACTGCGACCGGATCGCTGGTGCCAGTGAAGTCGCTCCACTGGCTCGTCCCGGCCAAGGTGATCTTGTTGCCTGCGGCATACGCAGCGGCATTGCGGGCGACGTCGGCCTGCTGCTTTTCAAGGCGCAGACCGATGATGTTCTGCGTACCGCGAATGGTGATCGTGCTCATGTCGATGCCGGGAACGGTTTCCGCTTCCTGGGCTGTTTCGATCGGCAGCAGACCTTCCAGGCTGTGGCTTTCGAGCGAGTACGGCAGACCGGCATAGCCGAACGTGACGCGCTTCGTGTTCTCACCAGGCGAGCGACCGGTGGCGTACAGCATGAAATCTTCTTTGCCGAACTGGGTGATCTTGCCGCCACGGGCAGCCACTGGCACGGCCGGGAACAGAGCCATGCCGACGAAATCGTTGTTGGTGTAGCCTTGTGCGGCCGAAGTCAGGACCGGATCGACCATACGGGCTTGCGAGTTGTTCATTTGTGGCATGACAGTTCCTTATTGATTGTTGTCTGGAAAGTGGGTTAGTTCGGGATCAGCAGGATCTCGATTTTTTGACCGGCAGCGCCGGCAGCCTTGAGGGCATGCCCGACCGTTACGCCTGCGGCCTTCGTGATAACCCGCCCAAGCACGTCGACCTCGACGGCGGCGCCGACAGCGATTGCAGCACCGGCTTCTGCGACGGTGGTTCCCAGGGCCGCGTACGACACGCGCTCGCCTGCAGCCGCAGGGAAATCGGTGAAGCCGGCGCAGCGGGCGCCGGCAGCGGGGATGGCGCCGGCGGCGGTGATAGCGCGATTCGCAACGACCGCGACTGCGGCCATCACACTGAGCGTCAAGAGTTTGATAGCGGTTGCAGCCATGACTTTAATTCCTTTAAGTAGGTGGGGGTGTAACGATTACTTGCCGCCGATGGCCTTGAAGGCCGCGACAAACGAAGTGCCAGGGTGCGCGGCCATGTAGGAATGGGCCTTCTGGTTCATGTCCTCGCGGCTCACTTTTTCGTCTTGAGCAGCCGGCTGCTGGACAACAGTCGGGGGCGGCGTGAGCGCCAAAGGCTTCGGAGCCTCGTTGGCCGCAGCCGCTGCATGCGCGGTGCGGCTTGCCTTTTCGGCGGCCAGTACTGCCATGGCAGCATCGCCGGCCGTCGAAGTTCCGTCGAACTTGAGCTTATTGATCAGGGCTTCGTGGCCAGCGATCGCCTGGCCTTCGATCGCCTGGATGCGTTGACGCTCGGCAGCAGCGCCGTCAGCGCGCAGCTCGGCCGCCAGGGCGGGGTGTTGGGCAATAATTTCGTCTTTGTTCACGGCTTTTCCTTCTGGGGTGGTTGGCGAATTCAAAGCACGAGCCGGAGTGGCACGTGGCGATGTGGCGGAGCGGCTGGACATGCCTCGCTCTTGATTCAATTTCACGATCAAAGCGTCGAGGGACATGATCCCGTCGACCAGGCCGGCGTCGACCGCCTGCTGCCCGGTGAAGATTCGGCCCTCGGCCATGTCGGCGAGCACCTTCTCCGCGCTCACGCCGCGATACTTTGCAACGTCACCGACGAACAGTGAATACATGTAGTCCAGGCGGTCCTGGATAGACTGGCGGCCGTCTTCCGACAGCGGCGCATACTCGCTGGCAATGCGCTTGTACTTGCCCGCGCTCAGCTCTGTAGTTTTGATGCCGCGCGCGGCTTCTGCGCCGCTGATATCTTTGTGAGAAACCACAACGCCGATTGAACCGACCGACGTGGTGCCATCTGCGATATACACGGCGCTCGCGGCCGAGCCGAACCAGTAGGCAGCGCTGGCCATGATTCCGCTGCCAAGAGTCACGATCGGCTTTTGGCCGCGTGATTCGAACACAGTCTCGGAGTAAGTCTGTGTCCCATCGACCGTGCCACCAGGGCTATCTACAAACTGAATGATGCTGTGGACGGCTGAGTCCTTATGCGCGTCGATCACGCTCTGGCGGGCTATTTGGCTGCTCGCGCCGCCCGAGATCGCGCCGAACATGTTCATCTTTTTTGCGACGACCCCTTCGATGGAAATAATCGCAACTCCATCAACAATCTCGTACGCCTTCTGTTCGTTAGCTAGTGGACGGCCGAGCCGAGCCTCGACGGCCGCGATATCGATCTGCTCCCCGCGCAAGTGCGTCGCATAGATGGCCTGCAGCTCAAGAAGCTTGCCAGGTTCTATCGCCCAAGGGCCGGATAAGACATCAAGGATTTTCATTAGCCGCACTTTGTTTGGTGCGCCCCAATTGCCGGGGGCGCTGCGGATACCACGGTATTTTGTTCACTTATTGAGGGCTCGACTTTACTAAGTGCAATGTCTCAAAAACAGGGCAATTTGAGACGACTTAGGAATCCTCCGGCCCACCATCGTCGACGGTCGTCGCTTCAGCCTTCTCAGGCGGCGCCTCCGGGACAGGAGCACGCCCCATCGGCGTGAGGTAGATCCCGTCGCGCTTCTCTGCATTGATCTCCTTGACGCGCTGCGCGTGCTTGTCCTGCCAGCCAACGCCGTCGTGGAGGATGCTTTCGGCGTCCTTCGTGCTGATACCGAGATCGATGCGCTCGCGCGCAGCAGCCACTTCTTTGGCTGGATCGATGCTTCCGGGGCCGTCGCCAGTCCAGATTGCGGAGCACCACGCGGCGCGCACCAGGTCGCTCGAAAAGAAGCCTGGCGCGCTGATGCGCCCCTCTGCCACTTCGTCAGCAAGCCAGAGCTCGAACACCGGCTGACAAAGGTAGGTTGCGAGCATGTCCCGACGGGACCGGAACGACTTCCAGGCCATCAACAGCGCCGCACGCGCTGCGCTATAGCTGCTTTGAAAGTGCATGGTCAGCACTTCGAACGGCAGGTCGAGCGCCATGCCGATCTGCCGAACGATCGCGCTCCAGAATGGATCGAACGCCGGATTCGGGCGCCCCGGGCTGGTGGTTTCAATGCTCTCACCAGGCAGTAGATTGATAGCCTGGCCGGACTCCATCGCGCCGGTCCACCGCCCTGCGTTGTCGATAATGTCCTCTTTGGTATCGGCGTCGAACAGGTCTTCGAATGCATCCGGGTCCATCTTGACGAACACGCTAAACAGGCTGCTGACCACTGCGGCATTCAGCTCATGGTCCGTCCACTGCTGCAGCTGGCGCAGCGGCTCCAGGATCGGCGCAATCATCGGCACGCCGCGCACCTGACCAGGCCGCAATGGCTTGAAGATGTGGAGCAGGTTGCGGCGGCCGGTGCTATCACCACGCATTACCACCCGGTCCCAGGTGTTCTGTTTAATTTGCGGGTCGCCAGGGTGCTGGCGCGCTATGTTGGCAGCGAGGGCCTCTCCAGTGTTCTCATCGAGTTCTATGCCGTCCACCTGCGCGAGCGTGTCGGCGCCGCCGTTTGGGTTGCACACCCTGTCGGCCTCGATCAGCTGCAGCGCAAGGCGCACAGGGCGGCCACGACGCGCAATGCGGGGTGTCAGAACGAAGACGTCGCCGCTTTCAAGCACGGATCGGAATCCGAGGTCTTGAATACCGTAGAAGTTGTGGCGACGACCAAGATCACAGTCGAGCGACATG